CGCGGAGCTAGAGAGAAACTTGAAATCTACCCAATCGCGGAGCAGCTTGTCAAACATATCAATCTCCTCACGGAGCTTGGTGATAAGATTAGCGTTCTTAAGACAGCAATTGACGATGATGGAAGAATCCGCACTTCGTATAACATTGCTGGTACCTCCACCGGAAGATTTTCCTCTTCAATCTCGGAGTTCGGAACTGGAGGAAATCTCCAGAATGTTGAAGAGTCTCTCCGCAGCATCTTCATTGCTGATGCAGGATATAAATTCGCTAAATGCGACGCTAAATCCGGCGAGTCCTTCTGTGTAGGCGCTGTTGAATGGAACCTCTTTCATGACGGAAAATTCCTCGATGCCTGTGAGTCGGGAGACCCTCATACAGCTGTTGCGCGAATCATGTGGCCTAATCTTGGATGGACAGGTGATCTCAAAAAGGACAAGGTTATCGCCGAACAGCCATACTACCGGCATTATACATATCGATTTATGTGTAAGAAACTCGGCCATGGAAGTAATTATGGAGGGAAGCCTAACACTCTCGCCGAACAAGCCAAAGTCGAACTCGACCTCGTTCGCCAGTTCCAACCCAAATACTTCGAGGCCTTCCCAGCCCACCAGCGTTGGCAGGCCCACGTCGATGAAACCCTCCGCAAGAAGGGCTACCTTATCTCGCTCATGAATCGCAAGCGTTGGTTCTTCGGCCGTCGCTCAGACCCATCCACACTCCGTGAAGCCATCGCCTACGATCCCCAATCCTCCCTCGCCGAAATCGTCAACCAAGCTCTCATCAATATCTGGCGTCAGGGCATCGCCGTTATCATGATGCACGATCACGACGCGCTTACCTTTATGTATCCGGAGAAAGACGAAGACCGGGTTGTCCCAATCCTCATGGAAAACCTTGTGATCCCCGTCCCACTCTCCCACGGCCGCGTACTTCGCATACCCTATGATTGCAAAACAGGATGGAATAAGGGCGAATATAATGAGCAGACGAACCCAAACGGGCTCAAAGACTTCTACGGGCACGACGAGCGAAAGCGGAAAAAGGAAGCTGGAATCTTGGATCGAATCCTTCGTAAACCAAACCGCTAACCTTCATTCTCCGCCGATCTTTCGCAAGTGGACCGCGATCAATACCATCGCGTCTGCACTTGAACAGAAGGTTTGGCTAATGACCTCCCGGCCGCTTTACCCGAACCTATATACCTTCCTCGTCGCCCATCCCGGCGTCGGCAAGACCCGAACCATCAACGAAGGCAAGCACTACGTCCGCGAACTCCCGGAGTTCCACCTTGCGCCAATCTCGATGACCTTCGCCAGTCTTGTCGATAGCCTCGTGAAGGCCAAGCGGAATATCATCCGGCCCGGCGACGATCCAATTGACTACAATTCCATGTCGATCTTTGCCGACGAAATCGGTGCGTTCATCCATAAATACGACAACGAAATGATCGACGGGCTTTCGGCGTTCTACGATCCGACGCCATACCAACAGGTCCGCAGAACCAGCGACCTCAAGATCAAGATCGAAAACCCCCAGATCAACCTACTCTGCGGATCAACTCCCCAGAACCTAACCGATCTTATGCCAGAAAAGGCTTGGGGACAAGGATTTACCTCGCGGTTGATTATGGTATTCTCCGACGAAAGGATCATTGGCGATGACTTTGCAGAAGTCGAACAATCCTATTCAGCAGACCTTGCAAACGATCTTGGGATCATATATGAACTCATTGGTCAGTTTGAAGTTACCAAAGACTATCGAGACGCCGTCAATAACTGGCGTGCCCTTGGCGAGCAGCCTGTTCCCAATCACCCTAAGCTTATCCACTATGTCACTAGACGGCGTACTCATCTATATAAATTATCGATGGTCAGTGCCGTCGACAGAAGTAACGCTCTCATCCTAACCAAAGACGACTTCAACCGCGCTATGGGCTGGCTATTAGAAGCCGAACGCACCATGCCAGAAATCTTCAAAGCCGGTGCCACATCGGCCGATGCCCAAGCCATGGAAGAAATCCTCCACTTCGTCCAACTACACGATGGCGAATGGGGCGTGAGTGAACAGAAGATCACGAGGTTCGCCCGTGATCGCCTGCCCATTCATTCCATCGGTAGGGTGGTGGATATCTTGGAAGGGTCTGGTCAGATATTCTTACTGGGGATCGACAAATCCACCAAAATCAGATACTTCACAACCAATGCATCGCGGTTGCAATAGTTTACTTAAAAATCGCCTTTAGGTGATCAAACGACCAAGTCACAATTCCGCCGAGAAGCGCAGCTAGGCTCATAAGGCCTAGCTGCTTGTCTTTGTAAGTCTCTAGTGCCCGCAGTCGGGCACCATGTTCATCCACAACTTCATCGAGCTTCTTCTCGATCCGCTGTACACTATCATTAAAGAATGCCTGTCCTGCCCGAACGTCGGCAACGTCCTGAACCAACTTCTCCATTGCGTTCTCCGACATTTCATAGCGCATCGGGAATCCCTCAGGCTTTGGTTGCACTCTGTACAGTCAGCCAGATGTTCCACAGCGACCGGAAAGCCGCGACAGTATTCGTCGGCGGATTATCGCAGATCACCTGTGCAGCTCGCATAGCCTTTGCCTCGATCGCGATGTTCTTGGCGCTGATCCGATCTTTCAATTCCTGAAAGTAACTATCGGCAACCCCGATGATTGCACAGGCCTTGGGGATACTACCCTCAGCAAGCTGGGCCAAGGTATTGTCGATAGTCCCAACCGCGGCGCTGATCTTAGCAAATTCGTTGGTTGCGTTACAAGCACCCAGCAACAGCGGGAGTATAATGATTCCGGTTTTAATCATAGCCCTGCTCCATTACCTTCGGGGGACGCCATCACAACTTTTTCGCTGGGAATAGACCCAGCCACAACCGGGTCCTTTACCTCGATCTTAGCGACAGCCTCATTCGCTGCAACTGCCTTGATCTGCGCCGCCGGGCTTGCCGAACGACTCGCATACAAGCCCGAGACAATTGCAACAATCGGCGCAACAGCCGCAGAAATCTCGCCCAGCGACTGGACAATCTGGGTAAACGAAGACTTCAACATGCTTGCCTGATCCGGCGTGATTAGATTAAACGTCGACATAAGCGTCACTGCACCGGCGATGAAGGTTACAACATGCCGACCAAACGCTACTATCTGATTCTGGTTGGGTAGATTCATATCAACCTCCTATGCTGAGCCAGTTGTCGAGCCTATCCATCCAAGGATCAGGATGATTTAATTTATGTGCCATGTCCTCTTCAATGTCAAGAAACATCGTAGTTGTTCTGGCACCGAGACGCCCATCAACAAACCAAGCGCGGTCTTTCTTTCGCCGAGTAACCAGCCCCGGCAGGACCTTACCACCACCGCGAGTCCAATCCATAAACTTATCCGCGGCTACAGCTTTATTTCCAAAGCGATAAGCCCGCAACAGAGAAGAAGATCGAAAGGCACCGAGGCCAATGTTGAAAGCCAAGTCCACAAGCGCGTCGAATTCATATTGCTTCACTCCTTTGATATCTGCAAGCATTGAACTTACGCCGGTTTCAAACGTATTCAAATCCGCCGCAAGTATTGCATCAGCCTCTTTGTTCGAGATTATCTGGCCGGGAAAAACTTTAGGCTTTCCCGCCTTTGAGGTATGGCCATAACCAATGGTCCAAACCCCGACGCAATCGCGATACGCAGTCAGGCGCAGACCTTCGCTAGGTTCTGTAACCTGATGCCGACATTCGTCTGACATTTTCATTTAATGTCCTTTCCAATACTCGTCAAAAGATTGCGAATGTTTATTAGTGGTACCATATCGCAAGCCGACAGCCCATTGCCAAGCATTGCGTGGATTTTCTTTGCCAGTATAAACATCATGGCCAAATCTCAACACACGCCCGACCTGTGCGCCAGGTCCGCCAGTAAGCGCGCCTGCAACCGTGGCCCAATCTTGGATAAGCCTACCCGCGTGTTCTTTATTGAAAGGCTCGTCTTTCATCAAATCGCGAATGACATTATACCCTGTCATCAACGCGGTGCCGGTGAAACCCATCTGCGGATCGCGGCCCATCGCCATAGCCGAACCAATATCACGCATGATCGGCCAACCGCCAGACAAGGTAAAGACCAACGACTTGCCAGTCTTGCTCGCCCAGCTTTCATCTTCCTTATGCGGATGCGGCGATACCATGTTCTCCACAATCGCAGGCCAGATCACATAAGCCAACGCACCGCCGAGGATCGTCGGCATCGTCGCCAGACCTTTTTGCACCGGATTGCCATCGGTGAGCTTATACATATCCCCAGCCTTCCAAACCGTCTCGATCTGACGATTGAGAATGTCTGACCAGAAATTATAGATCGACACAAACCACGGATTCCAATTCCGCTGAACCGCAGTTCGGCTGGTACTGGCAGTTGACCCGTGCGCACGGCGGACAGCACGATCGCCAAAGGCTACAGCCTCGCCGTGGTCTGAGCCTTCGCCAATGGCCTTCTGATAAGCCGCAAGCCACGTCGGCCGAGCTGATGCCATATCTGACCAAGCCACAGGCTTCGACGCGAACTGAATC